CCCAAAGACCATCCACTCTTCTGCATTTAACGGGTGCTCCAACCTAACCACCATTTATGTTCCGTGGTCGCAGGGGCAAGTAGCAAATGCTCCTTGGGGTGCGAGCAATGCCACCATCGTTTACGATTATACTGAGAATTAAAAAAGGGAAGGAGACGGCAGTGGATGTACAATACCGACTAAACCGATAAGCAAAGACCTATCAACATTTTTTGTGTGCCCGAATCGGGCACGGAAAGGAGAAATTATGGAAACTTTTGGCATCGCAAGCGTGGCGGTCATCACCGTCATCACCTACCTCGTGGGGCTGGTGGGCAAGGCCAGCAGCATGAACGACAAGTGGATCCCCATCCTGTGCGGGGTCTGCGGCGGTCTGCTGGGGGCTGTCAGCTACTATCTGGCACCCATCCCGGACTTCCCGGCGGGCGACCCCATCACCGCCATTGCCGTGGGTATCGTCAGCGGTCTGGCAGCCACCGGCATCAATCAGGCTGTCAAGCAGCTGAGCAAGGGGGAGTGAGATATGGGCAAGCGCATCACTGCCGCATATCCCATTGCCAAGGCGGGCGGTATCCCCATCAACACCAGCATCCCGGCCAGCAAGGAGACCTATGACCGGCTGGGCGGGCGGGACGTGGCCTTTGTGGTGCTGCACTACACGGGCAACGTCAGCGACACCGCCGAGGCCAACTGCAAGTATTTCGCAGGCGGCGACCGGGAGGCCAGCGCACACTACTTTGTGGATGAGGACAGCATCTACCAGTCCGTACCGGCCTGTGACCGGGCGTGGGCGGTAGGCTCTCCCGATCCGGTACATCCTCTCTGCCGCAACACCAACAGTATCTCTATCGAGATGTGCTGCTCCGGGAACTACCATGTTTCCGAGCGCACCAAGGCCAACGCTGCGGCACTGACGGCGGAGCTGTGCAAGCTGCTGGGCATCTCCGGCGTGGACACCTACGTCCTGCGGCACTACGACGTGACCGGGAAGTCCTGCCCCCGGCAGATGGCAGGGAAGAACAATGCGGAGTGGGAGGCGTTCAAGGCCAGCGTCAAGGCGCTGCTGAACGAGAAGCCCGCACCCGCACCGACGACGAAGGAGGAGACGATCAACATGGAACTGCGTATGCTGCGCCGTGGCATGGAGGGCAATGATGTCCGGGCCGCCATGCTGCTGATGAAGGACAAGGGCTATTACCCGGATGAAATCTGGAGCGGCGACAAGCTCTTTGGTCCCAAGATGGAGGCGGGCCTGCGCCGGATGCAGGCAGATCACGGTCTGGGCGTGGACGGCATCATCGGCAATGCCAGCTGGAATTTCCTGCTGAAATAAAGGATAAAATAAATCCACTGGAGGGCGCAGAGGACACCGCTACGCCGGCCTCACGCCCGTGCATAAACATCCGCACCTCCACGGCACACCGTGGGAAATGATAGATCAGCACAAAAGGATCCGCAAAAAACTATCCACTATGGCACCATTCCGCGCCACAGAAACAATCCGTGCGGTAGGTCTACCGGAAGACGAGGAAACCTGTGTAATTGACGTGGACGTTTTTGGCCGCACCTGCGTACAGACGGCGGCAAAACTACATATCAGCGTAGATGGATTTTACAAATTGCGCCGCCGCGCATACCAAAAACTGGCGGATGCATTCGATTCCTAAAAGTAGCCGCGCCCTTTTTGGGTGCGGCTATTTTTCGTTTTTGCACACAATTGGTGTACACTGTAACTACATTATTGCAGAATCAAGGCAGAATCCGGGCAGTTTATTTGCCCGGATTTCTTTTATTATAGAGGCAAGGAGGCGGGAATATGTACGAGCGCTTAATCAAATGCGGGTTTACCGCGCAAATGGCGCAGGATATTTGCATTCTGTACGCAGACGATCCCCAGGGGCTTTTAGCGTATGTGGAAATTGCTGAAAGCCTATATAGGGGTTGCAATCATGTATAAATATTTTAATCCAAATCCCTGCGGGAAAAACGTGTCCGATTGCACTGTCCGTGCGATCTGTAAGGCCACGGGAAAGGATTGGGGCGAGGTTTATCTCCGGCTGTGCATGCGGGGCTACTTGGACGGCGATTTGCCCAATGCAAACGCCTGTTGGGGCGCATATCTGCGGTCCTTAGGCTACCGGAGATACATCATACCGGACACTTGCCCGGACTGTTACACGGTCGGCAGGTTTGCCGATGAGCACCCGCGCGGGACATATATTCTCGCCCTCTCTGGGCATGTAGTGTGCGTTCAGGACGGGATCATCTATGACAGCTGGAACAGCGAGAACGAAATCCCGCTTTATTTCTGGGACAAAGAAACGGAGGAATGAACATGGCATATCCCTATTTCAACCCCTATTATCCGCAGCCGATGCCGGACAACATCATGCAGATGCGGCAGATGCAGCAGCCACAGATGCAGCCCATGCAGCAGCCTATGTCGCAGCCAGTGCAACAGAACCCCATCGCACAAGGCGGCGTACAGTGGGTAAGCGGCGAGCAGGAGGCAAGAGGTTATCTCATCGCGCCCAACTCTGCCGTAGCACTGTGGGATTCCACCGCCCCCACCGTTTACCTCAAGCAGGCAGACGCAAGCGGGAAACCGACGCTTAAAATTTACGACCTTGTAGAGCGCGCAGAAACGCCACGCACAGCGGCGCAGGAAAAGGGCGTGGAATTTGTCACCCGCAAAGAGTTTGACGCTCTGGCAGCGCTTGTGGGCGAAATAAAGGGCAAGAAAAAGCGCAAGGTAGAGGAGGACGAGGACGATGACTAACCCGTTCATGGCCGCGCTGGGCGGCGGGCAGGGGCCTATGGGGAACTTTGCCCAGATGGTTCAGCAGTTCAACCAGTTCAAAGCAAATTTCAAGGGCGACCCCAAAGCCGAGGTCGAAAAGCTCTTGCAGAGTGGTAGGCTAAACCAGCAGCAGCTTAATCAGCTACAGCAGATGGCGAAGCAGTTTCAAAGCCTGATGCAGTAATCATCAACATAAATCAACATCGTGGCCACGATTTGATGAATAAAAATTTTTCAAAGGAGTGATACTATGTCTCTTTCTGACGGCGGCGTTCAGGCCACTATGCCTGTTGCGCCTACCGGCATGATGAACAGCGGCTTTGGCGGCTTCGGCGGCGATGGCGCGTGGTGGATCATCATTCTTTTCCTGTTTGTGTTCTGCGGCTGGGGCGGCAACGGCTGGGGAAACAACGCCGGCAATTCCGGCGGCGTGGTCGACGGCTATGTGCTGACCTCTGATTTTGCCAATGTCGAGCGCAAGATCGACAGTGTAAATCAGGGCCTTTGCGACGGATTTTACCAGCAGGCGCAGCTTGTCAATGGCACCAACATGGCGATGGCAAACGGCTTTGCACAGGCCGAGCTTTCCCGCAGCAACCAGCAGGCGGCGCTGATGCAGCAACTCAACGCCATGCAGATGCAGGCCGCTAATTGCTGCTGCGAAAACCGTGCAGCTATCGCCCAGGTGCGCTACGACATGGCGACGCAGGCGTGCGACACGCGCAACACCGTGCAGAACGCCACGCGCGACATCATTGACGCGAACAACCAGAACAGCCGCGCCATCCTCGACTTCCTGACGCAAAGCAAGCTGTCCGACCTCCAGACCGAGAATCAGAATCTGAAGCTGGCGGCATCTCAGGCCGCGCAGAACAACTATCTGATCTCGCAGCTGCGTCCGTGCCCTTCGCCTGCCTACATTACTTGTAACCCGTGGGCAGGCAGCGGTTACGGCGGCTGCGGATGCAATCAGGGCTGCGGCTGCTGACAACTGCATAGCATAGCTTTTTGCCGACAACGGCGAAATGGTCGGCCCCGTGCCGATACTACGATAACGCGGCGGGGCAATCGCTCCGCCGCTGTATTTTTAGAAAGGAGTTTTCCATGCCTGAATACACTGCTGTTGCTGCACAGACCGTAGCGGCAAATCAGAACGTGCTTTTCACCGAGGCGCCGATCCCCTGCACAAAGGGCCTTGTGACCCATCGCGCAGGCTCTGGCCTGTTTAATCTCCGGGGTAACTGCTCCCAGTGCCGCGTCCGCTACAAGGTGGACTTTATCGGCAATATTGCCGTAAGCGCCGGCGGGACCCCCGGCCCCATCTCCGTTGCCATTGCGGTTGACGGTGAACCTCTGCCGTCCTCCGTTGCGACGGTGACGCCCACAGCGGCGGAGGCGTTTTTCAATGTGGCGGCATCCGAGTACGTTGACGTTACAAAGGGCTGCTGCGCGTCGCTGTCCATCCGCAACGTTAGTGGCGAGGACATTGACGTGAGAAACGCAAACCTTATCATTACAAGAGTTTGCTGAGAAAGGAGAATGAACAATGGGTATGAAATCTATGTATGACCTGCGCGATATGCTCTGCAAGGAGCTGGACGAGATTACCCGCAAGGGAGAACTTGGCGCGGGTGACCTCGACATCGTGCACAAGCTGACCGACACCATCAAAAACATTGACAAGATCGAGATGCTGGAGGATGACGGCTATTCCCAGCGCCGATATTCCCAGGCCGGTGACTGGGAGGCGGACATGCGCGGAACCTATGGTAAAGGCAGCTCTTATGCCCGCCGGGGCACCCATTATGTCCGCGGCCATTATTCCCGGGACGGTGCCCGGGACGATATGAAGCGCCAGTTGCAGGAGATGCTGGACAACGCCGACGACGAAAGCATCCGCAGAGCCATCCAGCGCTGCATGGACACGATCGAGGACTAAAGGGGGTGCACCCCTATGGTCGACGAGAATGAGGTCAAGCGCTGGATAGCTCGCCTTGAAACAGAAGAATCGAGCTGGACAAACTATGAGAAACTGGCGGCGCTCTACATTATCCGTAACGAGCAAGGCGGGGAGCAACTGCAGGCGAAAGCGCCCCCAATGCTGTATTCTGCAGAGCCTGCGCCGGCCAAGAAAATAAAACCCTCCGGCAGTGAATTTTTGAAAGCGGTCGGGAATGTAGCGCAGGATAGGGCGTGGGAAGTTATGGACGAGCTTATGGACACACTAAAAATCGTCAATGAGAAAGCTTATAACAGCGTCCTAAAAAAACTAACCTAAATCGCTACTACTAACACGTTACTAACAAAGTTAATCTTGGCGAAAATAAAAAAGTCCGGGAACCCTTGAGATTCCTGGACTTTTTTGGTGGAGACTGCTGGACTCGAACCAGTGACCTCCTGCGTGTGAATTATAATCGTTTTGAATATATAAGCACAAAAGTTAATAAAAATAACAACATTTGTTGCGATTTTGCAACTTTTCGCAGAGCAATTTTGCACGGGCTTGCCTTGGCTCCCGTAGGTAACTAACAAACTACTAACAAATTTTCGCCTTTTTAACGGCCTGCACCAATTCCTCCGCTGACGTATGGACGTATATATTTGCGGTAGTGGAGTAGTTGGCGTGGCCGAGGATCCTCTGTAGCGTCTCCGGAGCAATCCCCGCTTTTCTCGCCCAGCTTGCATAGGTGTGCCGGGTGGAGTGCGGCGTTTTGCGCTGGATTTTTAATTTTTCCAAAAGCGGGTAATAATCCCGGCGGCGGAAGTTTGCTGGGATTTTTTCCCCAGCATAGCCGGATATGAGCAGTGGGCCGGTAGCCTTATTTGCAAAATAGGCAAAGTATGGGATCCCTTCGGGGCGGATTGGGATGATCCTGTTTCGCCCAGCCTCCGTCTTTTCACCGCCGACCACATAATCTTTGTGATAATCTTTAGCCGGTAGGGAAAACAATTCCCCTATGCGCATTCCTGTGTAAATCAGCATGAGGATAATTTTTGCGGTGTCGCTGCCGTCCGCTTCCAGCTTGCTTATTTCAGCATCGGTAAATGTTTCTTTTTCTTTTTTTGTGTTTTCGGGGAGCTGGACGAATTTTGCAAAATTTGTTGTGATGATCTCCTCGCGCATGGCCCATGTGGACATCTGCGTTATGAGTTGCTTATACTTGGACACAGTGCTATGGGATTTATGCATATGGGCATCCAGTACGCCCTGAAAATCCGCCGTTTTTAAGTCCCGGAACTTCCGGTCGTGCAGCGGCGCAAAAATTTTAAATGCGCCGTCATAGCCTTCTATACCGTTTGGCCCTATTTTTTTGTAATGCTCCTCTTTCCAAGCGTCAAACACCTGGGCAAAGGTCATGTTGTACTGCTCCGTTAAATCCTTGCCTGCAAGACGTTCCAGCGCCGCTATAGCATCTTTTTTGGTAGGGTAATATCCTATAATGATTTTTTGCTTTGCAGCCACCCAGGGCCTGCGTCGGCGCCCGGCGAGCTTATACACTGTCCCGGTTCCGTTGGCCCTCCTCATTGCTTTTCCCATTTTTATCCTCCTACCCTATATTTTTATCAGTTTGATGGTGCCTGTAATATCGCAGCGCATTAATCAGCGAAGCAATGATTACACCGACGCCCACCGCAAGCAGAGCAAATAGCATCCAGCCGATTGGTGTAATCTTCCCGTTGCGGATAAGCCCTGTTTGCGGGACGCTTGAGTCAAACGCCAAATATCCAAATATTATGGATACGGAAATCGACAGCGAAAGTGCCAGGATATACACCCAAATTTGCAATACGCGCTCCTTTTTTTCATGCTTTGCCACTGATCCGGTCAGCTGCTCCATGCCGCCCTCCAAGTGCGCAATGCGTAGGGCTGCGCTATGCTTTGCATCTGCATCGGCCATTGCTCTGTGTGCCTCTGCCAGCTGCTCCTCCGTGGTTGGTCTCTTTACGATACCAAAATACTCATCTATAGACACACCGAGTGCGGCGCATATAAGCCCCATCTTGTATAGGCTTGGATCCTTTGAAGACGCAGAAAAGTAATTGCTGATCGTGGACGATGACAGATCTGTTAAATCGGCTAAGTCTTGCGTGGTAAGATGCTGGTACTCCTTTGCCTCTCTGCAAATATCCTGCAAAGTTTTTTCCATTTCTTCCCCTCCTGCCTTATTTTGGGCAAACCTCTCCGTTTGTTTTTACCGGCTAATCGCATATTATCCGGTTTTTGGATTGACTTGCCAAACAACAAACTGATACTGTGGGTATGCGGCCAAGAGCCAGTGACGGCGATAGGCGGCAAAAAATCCCCACCGTCCGGTGCGGGGGCGGTGGGGACTATATGAAATAATTTTCTATGGCGTTCACTTAATCCCCAATAGCTTGCCGACTTTTCTTTGCCGACCCGCCTTTGTTGTAGGAATTCCCGTTGCTTTTGCAATCTTGCGTTTTGCGCTGGTAATTCCAAGCGCACGTTTCCAGCTAAATGAAAGCCCTGGTATTTTAAAGGAAGATTTTTTAGCCATTTCTAATTATGCTCCTTCTTAAAAAATTTTTTGTATTGTTGCCCTAAACTGTGCAACAAATGCCATATTTTGACTATAGGTAGATAAACCGAAAGGAGAAATAATGTGGATTGGAAGCAGAAAAATATAAAGATGGAAATTTTAAGCTGTGAAACGAAAAATAAATGTGATATAATAAAGAATGCAGAGCATATTGCGTTACTTTCTGAGGCGATTTCTTTGGCGAGTAAAATGACCCGCGATCAGTTTGATAAAATTATGGAGGCGATAAAATGAAAATTTGGGCTATCAGTAAAGAAAACGGCTACGAGCGCGAAATCGGCCTTGAGCTGGACGGCGTTGACCGCGAAACAGCCATCAATGAGCTTTACAAAATTGCCAGGAATCTTTTTGCCGGTGAACTTGATATGTTTTGGAAAGAGGGAGAGCAGGGCAAGGCTACCTTTTAAAGCTACGCTTTACGCTTGCACTCAATTACGGCTTGCAGCTGGTCGGATACTGCTGTGCGATTTGGGCATTCCTTCACGATTAAACGGCTGAGTTCGTCAACCTTTTCCGCTGTTTCTCCCGTGGCTTTTGCGCGATAAATGCCGACGGCGTTGGTAGCGGACTGAAAGTTTGCGGGAGCCGGATACTTTGCATATAAGGAAACGGCGGCAACCATCGCATCAAAATCGGAATCGCAAGCGGCCTCTTTCTCGTGCGCCCATATTGCCCGAAGCTTTTCGATTTCTGCTTTTGCTGTCCGCTTAGAAATGTAGACAGACACTCCGGCGGATGCCAAAACAGAAAAGGCGGAAACGCCGATTTCACCCCACGAAATACTCATAATTAATTCTCCAAAGCCCCGCGGGCGGCTTTGATAAAAATCCGCAGGGTTTCCTTATCCATTTTTTTCAAAAGCTCGACAGCTTCTTTCAAATCTTCATCTTTCATCCCGCCCTCGATCTCCTGATCGGGGGCTTTTTTTGCGCCCTGCGAAGCTGCGGGGGCGGCTACATCGTCCGGCATAATGTCCTCTACGGAAACGCCGAGATATTCGGCAATAGCGGGAAGGCGAACATTTGACGGCTTAGTTTTCCGTGTATTCCATTGGCTATAAATGCTATTTGATAGCCCTAATGCACGGCTTAAATCGGCTCCATTTTTGCCCTTTTTGCTCAAGTAAAAGTTTATTTTGTCTATAGCGTCCATTTGCACCTCGTGTATATTGTGCAGTTCGCCAAAACTAATAAAAACTAATAGAAAGTTGTTGACTTATAACTTCTAATTAGTTATAATAAGAATCGGCGGGAGGCAATACAAAACCAAGCCCCCCTGCACTTAGCGGACTGCGGAAAATATTAATGGTTGTTGGCACTCCCATAATACCACAGTTTGCTAAGTTGTCAAGTAAAACTTAGTTTTTGTTGATTGCGGAGAGGGAAAGCCGCCCTGATGCCGTAACATCGTGGCGGCGGCCGAGCACTTAGACCGGCGGTTGGACGATGCGGAGCCGGCTAAAGCTTTTGCACTTTTCCTCGCCGTATTCAACGGAAACTAAGCAAGAATCAAACTGGAGGTGACAGAATGAGTTTTCGCAGCGCTCGGGTGGCCGCTGGGCTAAGTGTCCGGCAGGTCATCGAGAAACTAAAGGTGACGGATGCGGCGGTTTACATGTGGGAGACCGGCACGCAGGCACCGAGAGCCAGCCGCTTGCCGGAGATCGCCGAGCTGTACGGCTGCACGGTGGACGAGCTGTTGAAGAAGGAGGATGACAAATGATCGAAACCATGACGCTGCACCAGGCATCGAAGTATCTTAGAGATAAAGGCTTGAGCCTTTGTTCTGACACTCTGGCCGACGGCCTGGAGCAGGGCGTGTACCCCTTCGGCGTGTGCATCCGCACCGACCGCAGCCGGGTATTTCAGATTTTCAAAAAGAAGCTGGATGCGTGGATCGCAGAGAGGGAGGAGTAAACATGACCAACCAAGAATACAGGGCGCTGGTGGATGCTTTTCTGGCACGGCACGATGCGCTGTGCGAAGAGAAGAGCCCGCTGGAGTGCGATTGTCCGGCCTGCCCCTGCAAGGGTATGTGCGATGCGCTTTTCGCTGCGGAGGTGAATTGATGGACGGGTACACATTGACGCTGGTCATCATCGGAGCCGCAACGGTGAGTTATTGGCTCATGCGGCTGGTGGACAAGCTGGACGGGAAGTAACACAAACGGAGGGAAAGACGATGAAAGCATACAAGGGATTTGATAAAGACCTGAAATGCAGAGAATTTCAGTACGAAGTAGGTAAGGAGTATGAGGAGGAAAACTCCGCTCTGTGCAAAAAGGGATTCCACGCCTGTGAAAACCCGCTGGACACATTCCGGTATTACGCACCGACAGATAGCCGGTACTGCGAGGTGGATGTGGACGACAATGGAGAGCGCAACAGCTATGACAGCAAGGTTTGCGGCAAACATATCAGGATTGGCGCAGAAATCGGCTTGAAAGGCGTTATCAACGCCTTTGTGCGGTTTGTGCTTGACAAGTGCGAGAGCGCAACCGAGGAAAACGCATCGGGCGTGAGGGGCAACGCCGCCGCATCGGGCTGGAGGGGCAACGCCGCCGCACCGGGCGATAGCGGCAACGCCGCCGCATCGGGCGATAGCGGCAACGCCGCCGCATCGGGCGCGAGGGGCAACGCCGCCGCATCGGGCGCGAGGGGCAACGCCGCCGCATCGGGCGATAGCGGCAACGCCGCCGCATCGGGCGTGAGGGGCAACGCCGCCGCATCGGGCGATAGCGGCAACGCCGCCGCATCGGGCGCGAGGGGCAACGCCGCCGCATCGGGCGTGAGGGGAACAGCTTCCGTAACCGGCCCGTATGGAAAAGCGTCTGCATTAGGCGAACAGTGCCTTGCTGTGGCATGGGGCGAAGATAGCCTTGCAAGAGGCACTGTGGGCAACTGGATTGTCGTTTCTGAGCGTGACGATGATGGCAACATCATTGATGTCAAAATTGCAAAGGTGGACGGCGATACCGTCAAGGCGGACACATGGTACAAACTGGTGAACGGCGAGATCATGGAGGCTTAGTAATGTATTTGTGTGATTATTGTGGGGCGGCGTTCCAGTCGTTGGATTACATCGAGGAAAAGTCCGATGAGTGCGGAAACAGCATAATTTATGTTTGCCCAGAGTGCGGAGAGGAGATTATCCCCGGAGAAGCGGATGAATGCCCGGTTTGCCACGGCTGGAAGCCGATGAAGTCTGCTATGTGCCATAAGTGCGAACTGGAAACAATCGGGAATTTTAAGCTGGCTATACGGAAGTTTTCCGATGTGCAGCTTGATTATATTTCCGAGCTGACGGAGGGTGAGTATCTCTCGGAGTTTTTGCATAAGGGGGGCTTGGGATGATAAACGGCGTCCTCCGGTACATAAAAGCTACAGTGGAAATCCCATTCCCAGAGGGGAAAATGTGCTGTAACCTCTGCCCACTTTTGGAGACGTATTCGCGAAATCAATGCCGCCGCACGGGGGAGTATTTGCTGGACACACGAATCGTCGGGGCATATTGCCCGCTACAAGTTGTTGATGAGGAGAAAACCGAATGATGAATATCTACGAGAAAATCGCTGCAATCATGCAGGATGTCCAGTATTTGGCAAAGGACGATCATGTAGAGTTTGGCAGCACCAAATACAAGGCACTGAGCGAGGAGAAAGTAACCTCCATCATGCGTGCGGAACTGCTGAAACACAAACTGGTTGTATACCCCATCGCACAGACAGCCGGGAGAACTGGGAACATTACCCACGTGGATGTCATCTACCGCATGGTCAACGTGGAAAACCCGGAGGAATACATCGAGATTGCATCCTGCGGAGATGGCGCAGACACACAAGACAAGGGCAGCGGCAAGGCCATGACCTATGCGTTTAAGTATATGTGGCTGCGGACCTTTGCGCTTCCCACCGGCGAGGACCCGGACAAAATTTCCTCCGCCGAGCTGGACGAGAAGGAGCGGAACGCCGCTCCGGTGTGTGAGCGATGTGGAGCTGACATTGTGTCCGTCAAGAAGCGCAACGGCGAAATGTGGACGGTAAAGGACATGGTTAAGTACTCCAAGGGCCGCTACGGAGCGCAGATGTGCGCCGACTGCATGAAGGCCGCGAAGAAGGAGCAGGGCAATGTTGCAGGCTGATGTGACCGCCGCACGGTGGCAGCAGGACAGCGATGGGGCGTGGCTGTGCCTCCGGGTGCAGTCCCCCACCTCTGCAATGACCATCTGTGACGAGATGAAGCCGGACAAGCAGTATGTGGCGCAGATCAAGCGCAAGGGAAGGAGCCTTGACGCAAACGCTTATGCGTGGGTGCTGCTGGATAAACTGGCGGCACACTACGGGATTCCGAGGAATGATGTGTACCGGGAAGAAATCAGGATCATCGGTGGTGTGAGCGATGTTGTGTGCATGGTATCAAAGGCGGCGGACGAGTTCTGCCGCAGATGGGAGGCAAAAGGAACCGGCTGGATGGCGGAACAAGGGCCAAGCAAAATTCCTGGATGCGTGAACGTGGCGGTTTGGTACGGCTCAAGCACCTACGACACAGAGCAGATGTCACGGCTGATTGACCAGATCGTTGCCGATTGCCGAGAAGCTGGAATTGAGACTATGACACCGCAGGAGTTGGATGCGCTAAAATCACGCTGGGGCGAAGCCCAGCCGTTGGGAGGTGATAAAGGTGACTGATGAAAGACGGTGCTTCCTGTGCGGCAGAAATGGAGCGGGTGACCCGCTGGAGCGGCACCATTAGGCACATCTTCGGCGGCGCGTACCGCAACAAAAGCGAGAAATACGGCCTTGTAGTGTATCTCTGCGGCGAACGGTGCCATAGAAACGGAGGGCTGGCAGTACACCGCAACGGGAATCAAATGCGCCTCCTGCGCCGATACGGCCAGTTAAAGGCCATGCAGGAACAGGGATGGGCGGAGGATGACTTCCGCCGTGAATTTGGAAAAAGCTATTTGTAAGGAGGAAAACGATGGTAAACAGAATGATTTTGCAGGGGCGGCTTTGCTCTGACCCTGAATTGCGCCGCACCAACAGTGGAACAGCAGTGTGCAGCTTCCGTGTGGCGTGGAGCGAGAAGATTAAGGACAGAGAAACGAAGCTGTTTCTCCCCTGCGTGGCATGGCAGGGTACGGCGGAGATGATTTGCAACCACTTTGCTAAGGGCAAGGAGATCATCGTAGAGGGCAAGCTCTCCAGCCGGGAATACGAGGACAAGACTGGCAACAAGCGCACTGTGGTGGAGCTGACGGCGGACCGGGTACATTTCTGCGGCAGCAAGGACAGCGCACCGCAGCAGCCCACGCAGACCTTCACGGAGATTTCCGAGGACGACGGCGATTTGCCGTTTTAAGGCGGTGCGCCGATGCCGAACAGAATCATACGCGAGAGCATCTGCACCAGCGACAGCATAGATGGGCTTTCGTGGTTCGAGGAGGTCTTGTTCTATCGGCTGATTGTTTCTTGCGATGATTTCGGACGCTATGACGGACGGGCCGCGATTATCAAAAACAGGCTATTCCCTTTGAAAGAAAATCTTACTCTGAAAACTGTAGAAAACGCCCTTCATGGACTGGCGAGTGCTGGATTGGTTGCCCTCTATACTTCACAGGGCAAGCGCTTCCTCTACCTACCAACATGGGGTAAGTATCAGACACAGAGAGCAAAGGAAAGCAAATATCCTGAGCCTGTAGAGCCTACGCAAGCAGATGAAATCATTTGCAAACAAATGAATGCAGATGTCCCCGTATTCGAGAATCGAGAAGCGAGAATCGATATACGAGAATCGAGAAGCGAGAATAATGCGCGCGAGGCGCGCTTCTCTCCGCCCTCTTTGGACGAGGTTCGGGCTTATATCGCCGAACGGGGGTCTATAGTTGACGCACAGCAATTCATCGATTTCTACGCCTGCAAGGGCTGGATGGTTGGGAAAAATCGCATGAAGGACTGGAAGGCTGCCGTCAGAACATGGGAGCAGCGCAGAAAGGAGGAAGCCGGTGAACAGCCAACAAAGCAAGAATACCACGTCGGGACATGGCTGTGACATCTGCGGCGGGCTGGGCTACACCGTCCGGCGCACGGAAAGCGGCGAACTGGTGAGCAGAACCTGCAAATGCGAGATCATCCGCCGGAATAGGCTTCGCATGGAGCGTTCCGGGCTTCTGGGCCTGCTGGATAGCTGCACCTTTGAGTCGTTCCAAACTCAGGAGTATTGGCAACAGGCCGCAAAGCAAGCGGCGGAGAGGTATTTGACCGACTGGAAAGGCAAGTGGTTTTTCATCGGTGGCTCTCCCGGTACTGGGAAAACGCACCTGTGTACGGCAATTTGCGCCAAACTGATGGACGGAGGAATCCCTGTGCGGTATGTGCAATGGCGTGGAGATATTCCGGCAATCAAAGCAAAGACCAACGATGCCGAAGCATACGCCGAAGCCATGCAGCCGCTGAAAACCGTCCGTGCGCTGTATATCGACGATTTTCTCAAGGGCGGCGTAACGGATGCCGACAAGAACATTGCCTTTGACCTGCTGAATGCCAGATATATTAACCAGGATGCAATCACAATCATCTCCACGGAGCTGACCATTGACCGCATTTTGAGCTGGGACGAGGCAATCGGTAGCAGAATCAACCAGAGGGCGAAGGATTATATGCTGAACATCGGGAAAAAGCAGAATTGGAGGTTGAAATGAACACATTGTTATGTTTCATTGGAGTGAGGTATTGAGATGAAGTGTTTAGAGCTTTTTGCGGGGACGCGAAGCATCGGCAAGGCGTTCGAGCGGCGCGGACACGAGGTGTATTCTATTGAGTGGGATAAGGACTTTGACCATATCGATTGGTACGCGGATATCATGACCGTCACAGCGCAGGATATCTTGGACCGCTTTGGACGCCCGGACGTTATCTGGGCAAGCCCGGACTGCGCGACGTTTTCTATTGCGGCGATATCACATCACCGCCGCAAAGACCCAGTGACGGGGAATTTGGATCCAATCAGCGAGTATGCAAAGTTTTGCGATGCGGTCGATCAGCATGTTTTACGTCTGATTTTAGCCCTATCTCCTATGTACTGGTTCATCGAGAATCCGAGGGGGGGAATGCGCAAAATGACGTGGATGCAGGGCTTGCCCAGATACACCGTTACATATTGCCAATACGGCGATAGCAGAATGAAACCAACCGATATCTGGACGAATCACCCGGACCCCGGATTTAAGCCGCCGTGTCACAATGGCGACCCGTGCCATGTAGCTGCGCCTCGAGGGGCAAAGACGGGCACGCAGGGGATCGCCGGGAGCCGGGAGCGGTCAGTTATACCGGCAGCCCTGTGCGAGCATATCGTAGATATTTGTGAGGGGGCGGAGTGGAATGTCACAGTCTGTTAAAGCGCCATTTAAGTTTTCGTATACGCAGCCGTCATTAGATTGGTTTGAGACTATCAACGTAGAGATCAATCCAGACGACTACTATTACTTTGAACTCCAGCGGAGATATGGCCCTGACTGGTGGCTTATCGGAAAAAATCCGCCCATAGAAAATTCTACACGGCTCGAATGGTCGGAAACAGCGCTCGGGAGAATTTGCTGCCGTGACATTGCAAAGTTTGTTGAGTGGGCGAGAATTGACGGTGGTGGAAGCAAAATTGTTGAAATTTCGGCAATTAGCGGCTCTTTCGACCTTCTTCACGAAATTAAAGCGCTTTTGCTTAACCCCGGTATCGCCAAAGCTATGGCGGATCAATGGGGCGGATTGGAGGATTGACATGACCACATTACGCATGATTCCCGGCATTACATACACCCGGAAAAACCTTGAAGCACTGACCGGGATGCCGGACAGAGAGAACCGGCGAATGATCCGAGCCCAGCGGCGGCAGGGGGTACCCATTGTGGCTCTGCCGGATGGCGGGTACAAACTGGCGGAGACGGACGAGGAGAAGAAGATGCTCCTTGCCATGTACCGCAAGCGGGCTCTGGACGAGCTGGACACATACCGCCGCCTTGCCAAATCGATGCAGGTGGATGGGCAGATGGAGGTGGCGGGGTATGAAACGGTTTAACACTCCGTTAACGAAAGAGGCGGCGAAATCACTGCTGGCTTTGGATTTAGAGGACAAGGTGATTACCAGCTACGAGAAGCTGGACGAGTGGTACACCGCGTGGGGCGGGCAGTGTTATGTGTCATTTTCCGGAGGAAAGGACAGCACGGTGCTGGCGTATTTGGCTGCAAGGTATCTATCGTCGTTCCGCACACCTCCGTGGGCGCTTAATTTGGTGTTTGTCAACACCGGCCTTGAGTACCCGGAGATACAGAAATTTGTCAACGAGTACGCGGATTGGCTGCGGCGGGAGTTTGCTCGCGTGACCGTTAATCTCCACCGCTTGCGCCCGAAGATGAACATTCGGCAGGTGGTGACAAGGTACGGCTATCCCGTCATCGGCAAAAAGCAGGCGCGTTTTATCCGCGATCTGCAAAACGCGCACGGGCAGAACGATGCAACGGTCAATCTGTATCTGACCGGCTACAACCGGCAGGGCGTGTACTGCTCGACGATGAAACTGGCGGACAAGTGGCATTATCTCAAGGATGCGCCGTTCCATATTAGTGAGCAGTGCTGCGACGTGATGAAAAAAGCACCCGCCAAGCAGTTAGAGGCCGTGAGCGGTTACGTGCCGTTTACCGCGATGATGGCGAGCGAGAGCCAGCAGCGAGAAAAAGAGTGGAAGCGCACGGGCTGCAACGCCTTTGACGGCAAACGCCCCATGAGCAAGCCTATGAGCTTCTGGACAGATCAGGACGTGCTTGCGTTCCTAAAGGACGAAAACATCCCATATTGCAGCGTATACGGAGACATCGTGGCGGGCGACGGCGATAATGATTATCCGTCGACGCTCATCGAAAAGCCGCTGCATTGCACGGGTTGCCAGCGCACGGGGTGCATGTTCTGCGCGTTCGGGGCACACCTGGAAAAAGGCGAGAATCGTTTTGAGAGGATGAAACATACGCATCCGAAGCACTACGAATTTTGCATTGGCGGTGGGGCGTATGACCCTGTGGACGGCTTGTGGAAGCCAACTGAAAAGGGGCTTGGCTACGCCAGAGTATTGGACTACATCGGAGTGAGGTATTGACATGAGCGTAAGTTTTACCATACCCCTGCCGCCGGTTACAAAGAAAAACAGCCAGCGCATTATGCACAGCAGCAAGACAGGGAAATCGTTTATTATGCCGTCGCAGAAGTACATCGATTACGAGGCAAAAGCTGTGTGGTACTGCAAAAAGGCTGGTGTGCATGAGCCGATCGATTATCCAGTGGAGGTTAAATGCCTGTTTTATATGCCAACCAAGCGGCGAGTGGATTTAACCAATCTGCTGGAAGCTATGGACGATGTGCTGGTCAAGGCGCGGGTGCTGCTGGACGACCACTGCGGCATTATTGTCAGCCATGACGGGAGCCGGGTACTGTACGACAAGGAAAATCCACGCACGGAGGTGAGCATAACCGCCTATGAATGATTTTGACTATGACATCGTGCAGAAAAAGCGTGTTGCAAGAGGGGCGTTTGCCCATGTAAACCGTAAGCGCGGGAAATGCAGATTGCCAAGTGATTACCTCACTGCGGAACAAAAGAGGGAGATGAACGGGGAAATGAAAACATACAACATCACGCGGCCTATGCCTTGGGAAGATTTCAAGGCGATGCCGGATTTGTTATTTGGGACAAAAAGCAGCCGGAAGATATTTCTTTTGCATCTTGCGAATTTGCCTGGACCTCTTTCGATACATCTGCGAGAACTTTTTATTACTCGCCGTTGCAAGAAAAGGGGCAAAGAATACATCCAACGCAAAAGCCCGTGGCATTGTACGAGTGGCTGCTGATGAAGTACGCCAAAGAAGGCTGGCGCATACTGGATACACACTTGGGCAGTGGAAGCAGTAGGATAGCGGCTTACAACCTCGGCTTTGAGTTTGTGGGCTGCGAGATCGAACCGACATATTTCCAACTGCAAGAACAGCGGTTTGCGGATCATACGGCGCAGGAAAGGATGTGGTAGGAGTGAAAAGCCACTGCGTAAAAGATTGCCCGGACAGGTTCCCCTGCGGGGCCTGCCGGAAGAGTTGCGAGGCGTTCCTGGCGTATGAGGCCCAGCGGCTGGCGGAAAAGCCCTGGGTGGATCGGTCCAACACCGCCGCCCGGGAGCGCTATGTGCGGCAGAGCGCGAGGTTTGCAAAGGCCGGGAAACGACATATGAGATAGGAGGTTGACAATATGGATGCTGTGAAGTTTATTGAAGAGACCAGAAGAATGTATAAGGTTACTGGGAAACATTTGCCTACTTTGGCTGAGGGAATACCGGCCGAGGACGTTGTAAAAGAAGTAGAGGAATGGTCTGCTGCACATCAGCGTAAGACGCGGCAGAGCGTGTTTCTGGAGCAATACCCGGAGGCGCTGGTTCTCGACGGGGGAACTTTGAGTGTGTGTCCCGTGCTTTTTTCTTCCGAATACAGGAATGCGTACGGGGGATGCGCAAGTCCTTATGGGTCCTGTGCCGAATGCCGCCGTGAGTTCTGGATGCAGGAGGTGGAGTGACATGGAAAATCTGTTGCAAAACATCGCCAGCGGACTGTGGATTGTGTTGGGCGTGTACTGTTTCTTCGGGCTAAGGAAGTGGAACAAGCGGTTCAGCGAGTTGTATGACGAACTGAAATGGGAGGTGGAGTGATGGAACGACTGACGAAGCGAGACACCGATGGACAGGCAATGATGGACTGCGAGAAGTGCAAAGCGGATTGGACGGGTAAGCATGGTAAGCCGATGGCTGACTGCACCGCGCTGTACTGCCGCAATCGACTCAAGAATCGCCTCGCCGCCTACGAGGACACGGGGCTGACGCCGGAGGACTGCGCAAGAGCGACTGAGATTGACGATATTTTGCTGGACGAGTATTACCCAAGCGGAAGAATGCGCGAACTAATTAAGGCCGACAAGGACGGGCGCGTGGTGGTGCTGCCGTGCAAGGTGGGCGATAGGCTTTACGAAGTAACGGGTCGAAAAACGATCAGTGTGTATAAAGTTAGAGCCATCCGCGTCGAACTATTTGGCTTGTTTATCGATTGGGACATTGTAGATGGGTTTGTTTGGCAATCGCTGTCAGGCATAAACGCCGGGGAAATCGGCAAGACCATATTCCTTACCCGCGAGGAGACGGAGAAAGCATTGGGGGCGATGAAGGATGAATGAACTGAAACCGTGCCCTGAGTGCGGTGGAGTTGCAACCGTTATCCATATGTACGATACCTACGATAGGGCAGACTTTGGGTGGGATGCCGGTTGTGGGAGATATAGGGCTGGTGATGGCCTCCACGCAAAGAAAATGAAAGTATCTGGGCTGCCCAGCAAAGAAAAAGCAATCGAAGCATGGAACAGGAGGGCTGACAATGGCTGAATACATCGAGCGCACGGAAGAACTCATGCTTGCCATGAACGCCGGTGCGAGGGCAATCGAGAACACGAAGCGTTATCACGGTGCTGTTTACACCAAGGATGTGTTCTCGGAGAGCCCACAGGAAATCCCATACTTGCAGGCCGCCAAAGTGTTGCGGAAAGCAAGTGATGTCCCCGGAGCAGATGTGGCCCCGGTGGTGCGGTGCAAAGACTGCAAGCATCGGTCTGAATCGGGCAACTGTGGACATCCGCGCCACCACGGGATTTTACCATCGGCATATCCATACGACTTTTGCAGTTACGGAGAACGGAGGGACTATGATTAAAGACAGCGGAGAAAGAACCAAGTTTCCAAGCGGAGCACTCCGGGATATGCACACGGGCAAGGGACGGATGGATTTGCTCCCTTGGTCGGCTATCATGGAAGTGTCGAAGCACTGCGAGGCGGGCGCTTTGAAATACGGGGAGCATAATGTCGATAAAGGGATCCCAACCCACAGTTTGTTAGATTCCGCTATTCGCCATGCGGCGAAATATCTGGCGGGCTATGTGGATGAGCCGCACCTTGTAGCTGCGGCGTGGAACCTACTGTGGGCGATCGAGATGGAGATTGTCCATCCTGAATGCGTGGACACTCCGTGGAGGGCAGCCGATGGCGAATAAAGACGCAATGCTGGAAGCCTTGGAGGAAATCGAGAACGGTATGTGCCGCATTAAGGAGCGGCGGAGCATTTGGCAGAATAGCCTTGTATATGCACTCTGCCAAGCTGTGCGGCTGCTTCTGATGGACAAGATCAAGGAGGGACGGAAATGAGGATTGACGGCAAAACCCTACCCAACAACCCCATGAGGGCGTACCAGCAGGGCAAGCTGATGGGGACAAAGCAAAACATGGATTTGGTATCCGAAGTGCTGCTTACAAAGTTTGGATTCCACGTGTTGGAGGAAACGCCGGACAGCCACGACACTATGAGTGTTGAGTATCTGCAAAAATGCCTTGTGGAGCTGGTGGACGCAAAAAACAGTGGCTATGTGACCAAGAAGGATATTGCGGACGCTCTGCGGAGCGACTACAAACTAATTAACAACGCAGAGTAAGGAGGCTGGCATGAGCCGAAAACAGACGCTGCCGTATGATGTGCGGCTTGAGTGCATTGCCTATGTCAGAGGTTATCCACGGCGGGTACAGGCGTACAACGACGCAAGGAGCGAGATACTGAGCGGCGGGAACAGTGCAACAGAGGGTATGCCCCGCTCCCCCGGCATTGGTAGACCGGCAGAAAGCAAGGCGGAGCAGCTTGCCGCCATAGAAAACTGGCCGGAAACCAAGAAAATGCGGGCTGTAGAATACGCTATGGACCGCTGCGGGCTGGATTTGGAGAGTGAGAGCATCCGTAAACAGCTTACACAGGGGATCATGCGCAACTGTCAGGGCAAGCATAAGTATTCCCGCAACAAGATTATCGTACCGGGGATAAGTGAGCGGACATTCAGCCGCCGGAAAGAGCAATTTCTCTATGACATAGCCATATATTGTGGTTTTGCAGAGAAAGTTGGCACAAATTCCACCTAATGATGTGCTACAATAGGTACAGTGGATGATAAGGAATAGTCATCCACCCGTCTTTCCACTCAACCCGTTTCCTCCATCTTATGCGCCGCCGGTATTGGGCGCACCTTCTGGCACCGAAAGGTCATACCGGTATAAACAGCCTGTAGGGAAACCTATGGGCTGTTGTCATATGCCGTGCGCTCGTTGCACCCCACGATCCGGGGCGGGAGGTCGCACCTCCCACACGGCACAAATGTATGCGGGCGGAAGCTGGGAGGAATCAGCTCCGATAGTAAAATTTCGGGTTCGCAGGTTCGAATCCTGTCGCCTGCACAAGAGGCCGGGTAGCACCCGGACAATGTGAGACCGCAATCGTCACGGTCTTGTGTAAAGGCCGGTAGCCTGCGCCAGCAGGAGCCGCAGGTAATCTGGGCAGCTCCGCACGCCGCGCTCCCAGTCCTCCAGTGTTCGGGTGGGGATACAGTACCGGGTGGCAAAGGCCGCCTGGGATAGGCCTGTGTGCTGACGGATGTCCCGGATCGTCAGGTGGGCGGCGTCCCAGAGACGCGCCAGCAGGTCGATGCGGTCTGCGGGTATGTCCGCGTCTGGTGCATCGCCCCAGACGGAGGACAGCGACCAGTCGGAGACAAAAGCGTCTCGGTCGGAGGAAGAAAGCGCTGCGCTGAACAAGGAAAAAAACAGTTTGTCTGTCATTTTTAAAATCCTTTCGTAGTCAAAATTGTAAAAAAGGAAAAGCACCGAAAACCGGTGCTTTTCCTGCGTTTGAAGGGTCTGTCCTTCTTGCTATTTCGATCCACGGCGGCAGGATCGCGCCGCACCAGATGCAAGCGCCTCCTGCATCCGACAGAAATAGTTTACCACGCTGCACAGGGAGTGTCAAGCACCATCATGACCATGTTCCGCCCGCCGGATATGCGGCGTTTTCAAGATCCCACCGATCTTCCTGCGTCAGGGTACTGGCGATCATGTCTGCGATCTGCTGCTGGGTCTTGTACCGTACCGCAATACCGACCTTCGTGACGTCATCGTCGTGGTAGACCGTCCATTCCTCCCGGTCCCAGTGGTACTTGCACCAGACGTCGCCGGTAGACTTGTCGTAAAAAATCTCCACATACTCCCCCGTGCGGGAGCCGAGCCCCTTGGTGAAGTTGGAGGCGTTGGCCAATGTCTCCTGGTTGATGTTCCGTCCGTGGGTGTTGATCTCCATGCTCCGTTCCTCCTGTCAAAGATTTTCATGGGCGGGGCTGACCCAACCAGCCCCGCACGCAGCGTACCTGCTATCAGGCGGTCAGCTCTGCTGCCGTAGCGGCCACGCGCTCCTCGGCGGCGCGGATGCTGTCCGCCTTGCTGTAGGTGTGGGACACCGGGTCGTCCCGGTAATCGTGTGCGGCGAAGTCGTCCGCTGCGGCCTTGCTGTCAAACCATGCCTCCCGGCAGAAGCTGGATCCCCATACTGCGTAGGTGACGGAATAAAAAGTCTTTTTCATGATATTTTCCTTTCTGCCGCTGTGCGGCTGCACTCTTTTTTGATCTGTCTATATATTACCACGCATTGCGTGGTATGTCAAGAAGGTTTTGAAAAAAATAAAAATGACACAAGTTTGCACATATTTTTCCGGGGGCCAGCACGGGACAAAAGAGCTGGCGGAAGCCCAGATCGCCAAAATTTCTATGAGGCATAGGTGCCCCGTAAGGGGAGGCCACAGCGAGTGACGGGGACTTTTCCCGAAGCGCTAAAGCAGGGCAGGACTGCAATGCCGTACCAACCACACAAGCGGGCGAGGAAGCGCGAGAAGTTAAGTACACACAAGCTGTGGCCACAGCGGCGGACAGTTAATCCGCAAAAACAGTGTGCGGCTGACGAAAAGGCGCGGCGCGGTGTGGTGCCGAAATAACTGTGTAACCCATGCTTGAGAGCTTCCAGAAGGCCGCATGGGAGGGGAAAGACTGTTACTGTAGCCAAGGGGTGGGGGCTGGTGACAAAACAGGAGGAAAGCATGGAAATCACAAAACGGCGGCTTGCGGATATTGTGCCGTATGCCGGCAACGCAAAAAAGCATGATAAACGGCAAATCAACAATGTTGCGGAGAGCATCAAGCAATACGGCTTTGTGCAGCCGATTGTGATTGACCGTGATGGAGTTATCGTCATTGGGCATTGCAGAGCGTTGGCTGCTCAGAAATTGGGCATGGAAGAAGTGCCTTGTGTCTGCGTGGACGATCTGACACCGGAGCAGGTGAACGCCCTGCGGCTGGTGGATAACAAGAGCAACGAGAGCGATTGGGACTTTGACCTGCTGGCTGATGAGTTGCCGGGGCTTGACCTGTCGGCGTTTGACTTTGATTGGGGTCTGCGTGATGAACTCGACACGTCAGTGGTAGAGGACAACTACGATCCCGTTTTACCGGCAGAGCCGAAGAGCAAACTGGGCGATGTGTACCAGCTTGGAGACCATCGCCTTATGTGCGGAGATAGCACGTCTTTGACAGACGTACAGAAGCTTGTGGGGGGGGCACAAATGGATTTGCTGCTCACAGATCCCCCGTACAATGTGGACTATCAGGGCACCGCCGGGAAGATTAAGAACGACAATATGGAGGATACGGCCTTCAGGCGTTTCCTGACGGATGCATTCTCCAATGCGGCGATGGTCATGAAGCCCGGTGCTCCGTTCTACATCTGGCACGCAGACAGCGAGGGGTATAACTTCCGAGGCGCGTGCAGAGATGCGATGCTGCGTGTCCGGCAGTGCCTGATCTGGGTGAAGAACTCCCTTGTGATGGGGAGACAGGATTTCCAGTGGAAACATGAACCTTGCCTGTACGGTGAGAGCGAAATTGAAGAGGACGCGCATGAGCCTTGCCTTTACGGATGGACGGAAGGTAAGAAGCACTACTTCTTCAAAAACCGAAGACAGACAACTGTGCTGAATTTCGATAAGCCTGTCAAGTCTGCGGAGCATCCGACCATGAAGCCGATTAAGCTGTTTGATTACCAGATGCAGTGCTCCAGCAAGCCGGGAGAGAATGTCCTCGACCTGTTCGCTGGCTCCGGCACAACGATCATGGCAGCGGAGCAGAATGGCAGACACGCTTTCTGCATGGAGTACGATCCGAAGTATGCGGACGTCATTATTGATCGATGGGAAAAGTTTACCGGAGAAAAGGCGGTGCTTCTGCATGACTGATGCTCAGGCGACTGCGCGGAGGATGTTGAAGAAAAACCAGCAGTATTTATCCACACAGCAGATGAAAACACTGAACGGGCTGATTAAGTCCGGCGATATTACAGGGGCCATGAATGGCCTGCATACATTGGTGGCGAGAAAGCTGACTGCGAGAAAGGAGGGCGCGTATGGCAAGGCCAAGAAAGGAAATAGATCAGAAGCAGTTCGAGAACCTCTGCGGCCTGCAATGCACGCTTGAGGAAATCTGCGGCTGGTTTGACGTGACCGATAAAACGTTGGATAGTTGGTGTAAGCGCACCTATCATGCCAGTTTTTCCGAGGTATTTAAGCAAAAGCGAGGAGCGGGGAAAATTTCGCTGCGTCGGAGCCAGTGGCAGCTTGCGGCAAAGAACGCAAGCATGGCGATTTGGCTGGGGAAACAGTACCTTGGGCAGCGCGATATTGTGGAGCTGGGTTTGCCGACTGACAACACGCAGGATGACGCATTGAGTGTGAGCCTGCGTGAAATGGCGGAAGGGTTGGAGAGCGATGATTAGCCCGAAGCAGCAGAAAATCCTTGCTTTCCCCTATTCCAAGTATGACGCGCTGATCTGCGACGGTGCCGTGCGTTCCGGCAAGACCTCTATCATGATGTGGGCGTTCGTCCGCTGGGCGATGGAGAATTTCAGCGGTCAGCGCTTCGGCGTGTGTGGCCGCACGGTGGATAGCTGCACCAAGAACATCATCGTGCCGTTCACGGCGATGAGCCTTGCAAAGGAACGTTATCTCATCCGCTGGCGGCGCGGCGACAAGGTGATGGAAGTGCGGCGCGGAGCCGTGACAAATTACTTTGAGGTGTTCGGCGGCAAGGATGAGGCCAGCTATACGCTGATCCAAGGCCGCACGCTGGCAGGGGCGCTGCTGGACGAGGTGGTGCTGATGCCGCGTTCGTTCGTGGAACAGGCATTGACCCGCTGCTCGGTAGATGGTGCAAAGCTGTGGTTTTCCTGCAACCCGGGAAGTCCACAGCATTGGTTTTATACAGAGTGGATACAGAGGAACAAAGAGCGGAACGCGCTGTATCTGCATTTTGAAATGACGGACAACCCCGGGCTGTCGCAGAAAACGCTGGAGCGGTATCAGTCGATGTTTACGGGCGTGTTTTATGATCGTTACATCCGTGGACTGTGGGTGCTGGCCGAGGGGTTGATCTATCCCATGTTTGACGAGAGCTGCATTGTGGACGAGCTGCCGGAAAAGGGAGAATACTATGTTTCCTGCGACTACGGCACACTTAACCCGTTTTCTGCAGGGCTGTGGTGCTGGGACGGCAAGACGGCCACACGCGTCCGCGAGTATTACTATTCCGGGCGCGAGAACCAAAAGAACAAGACAGACGAGGAATACGCTGACGAAATTAAAAAGCTCATTGGCGAGGCGGATGTCAAAAGCATTATCGTTGACCCGTCTGCCGCTTCGTTTATCGAGGTTTTGCGGCGGCGCGGTTATATGGTGCGAAAGGCCAGCAACGACGTAACCAATGGCATTATGACTACAGCGCGGTTTTTGCAGGACGGCGTAATCAAGATACACCGAGATTGTAAAGACTGCATTCGAGAGTTTGGACTGTATCGGTGGGACGAAAAATCCACAGATGACAGGCCAATCAAGGAAAACGATCACGCAATGGACGAGACGCGCTATTTTGCTTATACAGTCCTGAAGAACAAGGCGTATCGGCGCGATTATACACCACTTTGGAACAGATAGGACGGTGAGCAGCTATCAAAACATATAACGACCTCGTGGCAGTCGGTGACAACGAGCAGGCGCGCATTGAGTTTATCCGCAGCGCGATCAACGCGCATCGTGAATCCCACGCATATAAGACGGCGGCGGATGCTGAGGAATATTACAATGGCCTGAATCCGACCATTAACCGCTATGAAAAGATCATCTACGATATGCAGGGCCGTGCCCACACGGATATGTGGACGGCAAACCATAAACTGGCCAGCCGCTTCTTCGGTCTGGCGGTGGATCAGGAAGTTTCCTATCTTCTGGGTAACGGCGTAACCTTTGCGGAGAAGGAAACGCCGAACAAGCTATGCCCGGACTTCGACCAGGAAGTCATGGATGCAGCGCGTGAAGCGAAAATCGCAGGCGTGTCCTTCGGCTTCTGGGATTTGACGCATTTGCGGGTGTTCTCTCTGCTTGAGTTCGTCCCCCTCTATGATGAAGAGGACGGTGCAATGAAAGCCGGTATCCGGTTCTGGCAGGTGGCACAGGATAAGCCTCTGAGAGCGACGCTGTATGAGATCGACGGATTTACCGAGTATTTCCAGCCCAGCGGCGAGGATATGGCCGTCATGCAGCCAAAGCGCAGCTATAAGCTAATCGAGCGCAAGGCGGAGGTCGGCGAAACAGAAATCTATGACGGTGGGAATTATCCGAGTTTTCCCATCGTGCCGCTGAAAAACAACAAGCGGTGTTTATCCGAGATTGTCGGCAAGCGCAACACCATAGACGCGCTGGATCTGGCGTCCTCGAACATGGTTAACAATGTGGATGAGGGCAACCTGATTTATTGGGTGCTGTCTAACTGCAACGGCATGGACGACCTCGACGATGCAAAGTTTGTGGAGCGCTTGAAAACCACGCACGTTGCCCACGCCAACGGCGATGATGGCGCAAAGGTGGAGAGCAAGACCATCGAGGCCCCGTACGAGGGCACGAGCAGCACCATTGATATGCTCAAGAAAAAGCTGTACGAGGATTTCCAGTGCTTTGACGCGGCGGCGGTATCTGCCGGCAACCAGACGGCGACCGCGATCAAGGCCAGCTATGTGCCTCTGGATTTGAAAACGGATAAGTTTGAATCCGAGGTCACGCGGTTTATTGTTGAGCTCCTGCGTCTGGCAGGCATTGAGGACCAGCCGAGTTATACGCGCAATCAGATCATCAACAAGAGCGAGGAAACGCAGAACATTCTTCTGGGTGCGGCGTATTACGATGACGAATACATCACAAAGAAGCTGCTGACGATCAACGGTGACATTGACCAGTACGAGGACATGGCAAAGCGGAAGGCTGCAGAAGAGATTGACCGAAGCTTTGCGGAACCGGATGCGCCGGAGGTGAACGGCGATGGCGAACAGTGACCTCGGCCACAAGCTGACCGACAAGGAGCTTGCAAAGCTGGAGCGGCGTATTGCAAAACTATACCGCGATGCGGGGGAAGAACTGCAAGCCACCATCGACGCATATTTTGAACAGTTCGCCAAGCGGGACGAGGAAATGAAGGCGCTGATCGGCACCGTGCAGAACGGTAAGGAATGGACGGAAGCCGACTATAAGCAATGGCGGCTCAACCAGATCGGGCGCGGGGAACGCTATCAGGCCATGCGCGACAAGGTTGCGCAGAGGGCGACCGATGCAAACGCTGTGGCGGTGTCCTATACCAACGATGCGACGCCGGGTATTTACAGCCTGAACCGCAATTATGCGGCTTACACCATTGAACGTGTCACCGGAAATATCGGCTTTGACCTGTGGGACGAGCAGACGGTAAAGCGGCTTATGGTAGAGCAGCCGGACTTAATGCCGTACTACCCAAAGGACAGGGCACTGAAACGCGGTATCGACCTCGCGTATGGCAAGAAGCAAATCACGGCAAGCGTCACCAGCTCCATCTTGCAGGGAAAGAGCATCAAGCACATGGCGGATGATTTGCAAAAGCGCATTACCACCATGAGCCGCGATTCCGCCATCCGCACCGCTCGTACAGCCGTGACCGGCGCACAGAATGCCGGACGCATGGACAGCTACGCAGCGGCGGAGAAGATGGGGATAAAGCTCAAAAAAGAATGGTTGGCTACGCTGGACGCGCGTACACGCCACTCTCATGCCATGCTTGACGGCGAACAAGTGGCGCAGGACAAGAAGTTTTCTAACGGTTGTCGTTTTCCCGGCGACCCACAAGGACCACCGTGGGAGATATATAACTGCCGCTGTACGCTGATTGCCGCCGTGGATGGGGTAGATACATCAGACGGGCTGCGTAGGACACGCGACGGGCTTATATCTGACATGACATATGCGCAGTGGGAAGCATCGAAGCAGGGATACAGCGGCAAACAGTTATCCCCATATCACATGGGGAGCGAAAAATCTGCAAAGGATGTTACGAAGAAATACATAGATTCCGCCAAGCCCCGCATGGGTAAGGTGCGATACGAGAACGGATACCGCATAAAAGGGCACAAGACCGAAATCGAAGTTGCAAACCAACTCAGAGATCAATTCGGCGGGAAGTTCGTGCTGTTGAAAGAAGCGAATGCGCAGGGGATAAAAACGCCGGACTACCTGTGGCGCGGTAAACAGTGGGAATTGAAAAGTATATCAACAGCGAAAGCGGCAGATATGGCGATTCGAAAAGCCACAAAGCAGATTGCAAAAACTCCTGGAGGGGTTGTGTTACAGTGCACAGGATCCATCAATACCGATGAGCTTATACGCATTGTAGATGATAGAGCAGTTCGCAGCGTGGTTAGCACTGGGTTCGGTTTTGATGTGATTGCATTGGAAGAGAACGGTTCTCTCCTATTCGCACGAAGGTATAAAAAATGAGCCGCCCCCCCTCCAGTAACGGGAAGAGGTTCGGCTCGAAAAACGGAAACACGAGTTTCCTCACTGTCAGTATATGCAATCCCCGTAAAAAAGTCAAGAGGTATTTTGTGATGAGCGTTGAAATCACCGACAACAGCAGAGAAGTCTCTGCTGCCATCAAAGCGGCGCTGCTGCGCGGGCTTGAAAAATGCGGGCTGGTGGCAGAGGGATATGCGAAAAAGCTGTGCCCCGTTGACACCGGCAATCTGCGCAACAGCATCACCCATATGGTAGACGAGCAGGAACCGGCGGCTATCATCGGCACGGATTCCGAGTACGGCGCGTATGTAGAATTAGGCACCGGCATTTACGCCGAAGGTGGCGGCGGACGGCCTACACCGTGGGTGTATCAGGACGCAAAGGGAAATTGGCATTACACGCGTGGCAACAAGGCACAGCCGTTTTTGAAACCTGCTGCCGCCGACCATGCCATCCAATACCGGAAGATATTGGAGGACGAACTGAAATAGGAGCTAATTGCTTACAAATTGTATGCAGTTGGCTCTTTTTGTTAATTACCGCAAAGGACAGCGGTTTTTATAAAACTATCGTTTCCGAAGGAACGGAACCGAAGAAAAGGAGATAGTGTCATGGCACTTACACGAAAACTTTTGAAGGGTATGGGGCTTACCGATGAGCAGGTTGATACCATCATCGAGGCGCATACCGACACCGTGGACGGCCTAAAGGCGGATGTGACCCGCTACAAGGCCGATGCGGAGAAGCTGCCCGGCGTTCAGAAGCAGTTGGACGACCTCAAGGCAGCGGGTGACGGCGGTTACAAGGAGAAGTACGAGAAGGAACACTCGGCCTTTGAAGCCTTTAAGACCGACATCACGGCAAAGGAAAGCAAGGCGGCAAAGGAAAAGGCCGTGCGTGCTTACTTTGAGAGCAAAAACATCACCGGTGCGAATTTGGACCTTGCGATGCGCGGCTGTGGCGAAGAAATGGCCGCATTGGAGATGGACGGCGACAAGATCAAGGACACCAAGAGCCTTGATGCGCTCGTGGGCGGCACCTACAAGGGGCTTGTCTCCACCACACAGACGCACGGAGCGAATCCCGCCAACCCCCCGGCAAACACCGGCGGCGCAAAATCCCGAGAGGACATCTACAAGAAGGACGATAAAGGCCGCTATGTGATGTCTACGGCGGAGCGCCAGAAAGCGCTTGCCGATCTGATGGCAAGCGAAAATAACTGATTTTTTGAAAGGAGCTATTTATGGCTGCGAAAACTAACGTAACAACTTCTGCACAGTTTACCACTTCCGCCCGTGAGGTGGATTTCGTGTCCCGCTTCGCCGATAACTGGGACGCACTGCGTAACATCATGGGTATTATGCGTCCCATTCGCAAGGCCCCCGGCACGAAGCTGGTTTCCTACAAGGCCAGCGTGGACGGTGGCCTCAAGGGCGGCACCGTGGCAGAGGGTGACGAGATCCCCTTTACCAAGATGAAGGTGGCGCCTGTTGCCTATGGCGACATCGACATTTCCAAGTATGCTAAGAGCGTGACCATAGAGAGCGTGGCAAAGTACGGCGCTGACGTTGCCGTGGAGAAGACCGACGAGGCTTTCCTCGTGGCCCTGCAGAACAAGGTCCTGACCGACTTCTACACCTTCCTCGGTACCGGCACTTTGAAGGTGACCGAGAAAACGTGGCAGCGTGCTCTGGCTATGGCTAAGGGCAAGGTGCTGGACAAGTTTGCCGGTCTGGATAAGGACGTGACCGAGGTGGTGGGCTTTGCCAACATCATCGACGCTTACGATTACCTTGGCGACAAGGAGATCACCGTGCAGACGATGTTCGGCATCAACTACGTGGAGAACTTCATGGGCTACCGCACCCTGTTCCTGCTGCCCGAGAAGTACATCGCCTCCAAGAAGGTGATCGCTCTTCCCGTGGAGAACATCGACCTGTACTATGTAGACCCGAGCGACAGCGACTTTGCCAAGCTGGGGCTGAATTACACCGTGAAGGGCGAGACCAACCTGATCGGCGTTCATGTTGACGGCGATTACAGCCGCGCCACGGGCGATATGTACGCCATCATGGGCATGAAGCTGTGGGCTGAGTATCTGGACGGCATTGCCGTGGCTACCGTTTCTGTGGCCGGCGCGGGCTAAATAGGAGGGCAGCGTAATGCTTGAACAAGTCTTACGGCACTTGAACAACTGGTTCCTTGTGGAGATTCACGAGGGCACGTTCGCCGTGGAGAACGGCAGCATTGCGCTGCCCTTTCTCCTGACCAATCAATATTTCCGCATCTGCGGCTCTGTGTTTAATGACGGTCTGCATCAATATCCGGCGGCTGACCTTACGGATGGAACCTTTACCGGAACGGTGTGGGTGTTGGCTGTTCCGAAGGCTGTGGTTTTGCTTGCCGAAGATATCGCCGCGTGGGAAGAAAAGAACGGTGAGGCCGTTTTAAGCCCGTACACGAGCGAAAGCTTCGGCGGGTACAGTTACACAAAGGCAAGCGGCGGAAATGCCGACACGAGCGCCGGGACGGGCTGGCAGGGCGCTTTTAAAGGCCGGTTAAATGACTGGCGCAAGCTCAAGGGGGTGGAACCGTGAGTTTACTGGACGATTTTGCCCACAAGTGCATTTTGATGGAGAAAAAGCGCACGCCTGACGGAGCGGGCGGCTACATCACTGCGTGGGAAGAGGGAGCGGAGTTCCTCAATTACCAGTCTCTTGACACATCGATGGAGGCGCGAAAAGCGGAAAAGGACGGTGTTACCTCGGTATATTCCGCGCTGGTTAACCAGAGCGTTCCCATCGAGTACAACGATTATTTCCGCGATACGGAAACGGGGATTACCTATCGTGTGACCTCAAATCCCGAGGAAAAAGCCGCGCCGAGGTCTGCAGGCGCAATCATTAAGGCGCTGAAATTCTTCACTGCGGAGCGAAAGGAGCTGCCGAAATGACAAAGGACAAGGCGCTCCATGCGTGGTTTTCCCAATTCCTCCCGTCGTATCCGACCTCGAATGTGCCGGAGGACGCGACCTTCCCGTGGCTGACCTATGAGCTTATCACAGGATCATGGGAGAGCGGCGAGACCCCGCTGACGGTCAACCTCTGGTATTACACCGAGAGCGAAGCGTTGCCCAACGCAAAGGCACAAGAAATCAGCGACGCAATCGGCATGGGCGGCTGCATGGTCGCCTATGACGGCGGAGCAATGTGGATCAAGCGTGGCTCCCCGTGGTGTCAGAACATCGCAGACGAAAGCGATAAAAACATCAAGCGAAGGTATCTCAACATCACGGTGGAGTACCTATCGCAAAACTGATGAAAGGAAGAAAATATGAAATTCACAAAAATTCCCTCTGATGCATTTCAGAAACTCCAGATAAACGCCGGTATTCTGACTACCGATTTTACCCCGGCCACCGGCACCATCGGGGAATCGGGGCAGATTGGCGCAACGACCGGCGGCATTAGCTTTACCGCAACGCCCACCTATAAGGACTATGGAGAGGACATCGACAACTGCCCCAAGAACATGAAGGAACTGAAACGGGTGGATTCCTGGGAGGCGAAGATTGCGGGTACGTTCATTAACGCAGACACCAAGATTGCAAAGAGCCTTTGCGGTGCTGCCGATGTGGGTACCAGCGATGGGAAGGTCACGCCTCGGAACGATCTGTCGGACGCTGACTTTGCCGACATCTGGCTGGTGGGCGACTACTCCGACAAGAACGGCGATAAAAATGGCGGCTTCATCGCCATCCACCTGATGAACGCACTGTCTACCGGCGGTTTCCAGCTGAAGACCAGCGACAAGGCGAAGGGGCAGTTCGCGTTTGAGTATACGGCCCACTACTCCATGAGCGCACAGGACACTGTGCCATTTGAGATCTACATCAAGGCCGGTACGGCGGAGGCGTAACACCATGAAACTGTCAAAAATTAAGGGGGAGCGAGTGTTTGATGTTATCGCAGACATCATCGATCCTATTGCCAACATAGCCGAGGACAAAGTAGCCGCGGCGTTGTTTCAGCGTCAGAAGCTCCCGGATGGCGTAAATGCAAAGGACTTTGTATTGGCAAGGGTTAAGAAATCTGCTCCGCTGCTTTTGCGTGGGCACAAGAAAGATCTGATCGCAATTTTGGCGGCTGTGGAAGGCGTGCCTGCAAAAAAATATGCCGCCGGGCTGACGCTTGCCAAGTTGTTGGTTGATGTTACTGAGCTTATGACGGACGAGGCCTTTACAGACCTTTTTACATCTGCGCAGACCGAGACGGCAGAAACGCCGTCCGGCTCTGTGCAGGAGAATATCGGGGAAGCCAAAGAGTAAAGCCATTTCTGTCATACTGTGTAGCGCGGTATAAGCAGGATGCAGAAGAAAAAGCATATCGAATTTATGCTGCTGACCTGCTTAAAGTAATATGCGAGCGATGCGCGGGCGTGTCAATCGATAAGCGATATATTGAAATTATAGATGTGAGCAAAAAAGACAACCGCTCCTGTGAAGAAATCACCAGCGATATTGTCAATCGGTGCGGGTTACAAGTTAAAAAAGCCGCCCCGTGAAGGGGCGGCGGGCGAATATGCGTTACTTGAGGACATAATCAGAAATCACTCTTCCGATTTTCCCGATGTCTGTGCCTCCCTTAAACTCAAACTTTGCGACATAACCATTGGAGAATGTCAGAACAAGTTCGCTATCCGGGATGATTTCGGCAAATCCTGGGGTTTGCACGGAAAAAAACTGCACTTTCGAATAGGGCATAGAGCTGAAGGACTTGCGCTTTCCTGTAATCCCCTGTACATCAACCGATATGACTCGCTTGTTAGTAAAAATCAGCTGGTCGCGTACGGTCTTAAATGCGGCAGCGATTTCTTCCCCGTCAATCAACAAGCCATTCACTTCGCCACGCACATCGGAAACGGGAATCGGCTTTAAGTCCCACGCAGAATCTTTGTTAAAACTTATCATAAATAATCCCTCCTTGCCGATAGCATACCATACTCCCAATGGAATGTCACGAATAATTTTCAGAATTTACAAAGAGAGCGAGGTGAACGCATGAATCTTCTTGATCTGTTTGTGAAAATATCTGTGCAAGACGAGGCAAGCGAAAATGTAGAGACATTATCAGGAAAATTCAAAAATGGGCTTGCCACTGCGGCTAAAGTCGGCGCCGCAGCTGTAAGTGCGGCTGCTACCGGCATTGCCGTGCTTACAAAAAAAGCGCTTAACAACTATGCTGAGTATGAACAGCTGGTCGGTGGCGTTGATACGCTATTCAAGGATAGCTCTGCAAAAGTTCAAGAATATGCAGCAAATGCATATAAGACTGCTGGCCTATCCGCTAACGAATATATGGACACAGTTACAAGTTTTTCTGCGTCCTTGCTGCAATCGCTTGGCGGTGATACAGAAGCGGCGGCAGACATGGCTAATGTTGCAATCACGGATATGTCTGATAATGCCAATAAAATGGGCACGGATATGGCATCTATCCAGAACGCCTATCAGGGGTTTGCAAAGCAGAACTATACCATGCTTGATAACCTGAAGCTTGGCTATGGTGGAACAAAGGAGGAAATGGAACGGCTGCTGGAGAACGCAACAAAACTTTCCGGTGTCGAATATGATATTTCGTCTTATGCAGATATTGTTGATGCAATTCATGTGATTCAAGGTGAGATGGAAATTTCCGGCCGCACAGCAGAAGAAGCAGCGGCCATTTACGAGCGCACAGGTCGTCAAGTTTCGGAGCAGCTTGGTACTACCGCAAAAGAAGCAAGTACCACCATTCAAGGATCTGTTTCATCCATGAAGTCCGCATGGGGCAATCTGCTGGTTGGCATTGCTGACGATAACGCCAATTTTAAGACACTTACAGAGCAGTTCGTTGATAGTCTTGTTACCGTTGGTGAAAATATTATCCCGCGTATAAATATCATCATCCAAGGGCTTACGCAACTCATAACAGAAGCGTCCCAGACAATCATTCCGTTGGCTGTGCAGATTTTGCTTGAAAACCTGCCGAGCATTGTTGCTGCTGGCATGGATTTAATCATTGCGCTTGTAAGCGGCATCCTTGACAACATCGATATGCTGATTGACTGTGTTCTGGAAATGGTTGATGTCATAGTCGATAAGCTGATTGACAACTTGCCGAAGCTGATAGATGGTGGAATCAGGCTGATTGCTGCACTTGCTAATGGACTGATTCGTGCCATACCGAATTTGGTATCGAAAATTCCCCAGATTATTTCGTCTATCGTGAAGGGGCTTATCAGCGGCATCCCTGCAATTTTCGATGTCGGCAAGAACATAGTCGAAGGACTTTGGAACGGCATCAAAAACATGGGTTCGTGGGTTTCTGGAAAAGTAAAAGACTTTTTCGGTGGAATTGTAGGTGGAGTTAAGGATTTCTTGGGCATCCACTCCCCGTCTAAAGTGTTCGCCGGTATTGGCGGCTTTATGGCTGAAGGTTTGGGCGAAGGCTTTGACGATCAATTCAAGTCCGTAAAAAAGGGCATTGAAAACAGCATGAACTTTGACGCTGGCATCATTACGGCAGATGCAAACATCAGCAGGCACGATACAAGCGGTTCTTACGGAGCGGCAAGCACAAGCGGTGGCGGCGATTCCGGCAAAATTGTAATGCTGCTGGAACAGTATTTGCCTATGTTGGCAAATATGAAAGTCATCATGGACAGCGGTCAGGTTGTCGGTTTGCTTGCCCCCGGCATGGATGAAGAACTGGCCAAAATCAACGCAAGGAGGGCGAGGACCGTATGATGGGGAAAGTATTTTTTGACGGAAAAGACACCTACACAGAATACGGCCTGCTGCTTGCAAGCAAGTCCATAGCTCTGCCGGAAGTCCGCACGAACATGATCGATGTTCCGGGCCGGGACGGCCTGCTGGATGCATCCGAAGTGCTGACCGGAGAAGTCACCTATAAGAACCGTACTATTACACTGAAGCTCACCGGCGTGGACACGGTGAGCGGCAAGACATGGCCTGCTACGATTTCCGATTTCTGCAACAAAGTCCACGGCAAGCACGTTAAAATAACATTCCCCGAGGACACCGCCCATTTTTACAGTGGGCGGTGCTCCGTTGGGCAAGTGGAGCTTGTCAAAATGATGCAGACCATCCCGGTCACGGTTGACTGCGACCCGTGGAAATACAAGAACGCAAAAACCACTGTTTCCCGCTCTGATTTGGACACGGCGTATAAACAGCTTGCGCTACCGAATGAAAGCCGCCCTGTTATCCCAACAATCACGGTGGCGCAAGATACCGTATTGCTTTGGGGCGGCAACACAATCAACGTCAGCGCAGGGGATCACATTTTGCCAGCCGTTAGGCTTGCGGCCGGCAACAACATCTTGAAAGCCAAAGTCGCAAGCGGAACGGGAAGTATCACTGTGACGTATCAGGAGGCGAGCATGTAATGTATCAGCTAAAATACAAGGACTACATACTGCATGATATGCGCCTTGCGGATGAAAAACTAATCATCCGCGATCCTTCTGTGAAGCTGGCAATAAGCAAGGCCGGGGAAATGTCCTTTACGGTGGACGCAGAACATCCCTATTTAAGCAATCTGCGCCGCATGAGCGGCCTTGTGGAGCTGCTGGACGGCACTTTGCCCATATATAGAGGGAGAATCACCAGCGATACAAAAGACTTCTATGGGGCGCACAAAATCGAAACAGAGGGCATTATGGCGGTACTGAATGACAGCATCATACCACCGTTCAACTTCCCAGAGGACTTTACGGAGGACGCTTCCTATAAGGCCGCCGCCGCAAGCGGGAATGTGGTGGAGTTTTTCTTCCGCTGGATTCTGTCACAGCACAATGCGCAGGTGACCGCAGAGCAGCAGATCAAGCCCGGCGTGATTACCGTGTCCGACCAGAACAATTACATTACCCGCAGCTCTGAGGAGTACGCCACGGCGATGTCCACGATATCCGACAAGCTGATTAAATCGGCTTTGGGCGGGTATCTCCTGATTCGATATGAGGATGACGGGAACTATTTGGATTATTACGCTGCGTTGCCGCTCACAAATACGCAGTCTGTGGAATTTGCTGAGAATCTCCTTGACCTTTCCAGCGAGACGGACGGAACAAACATTTACACCGCTATTCTGCCGGAGGGCAAGGACGGCTTGACCATCGAAGCGCTGCCAGATGGTGATTTGACAGATGACCTTGTTAAATCCGGGCTTACTATTTATAGCAAGTCTGGCATGGCCACATACGGGCGCATTACCCGGCACATCAAATGGGATGATGTGACTGTTGCCGCCAACCTTCAGACCAAGGCGAAGGCGGCGCTGGCTGACAATGGCCTGTCCATGCCGGAGACCATCACCTGCAAGGCGGTTGATTTGGGCTGGCAAGATGGCATCCAGCATTTCCGGGTGGGCCGGATGACGGCCCTTTTCAGCACTCCGCACGGCTACAGCGCGTCCTATCCGCTGATGGAGCTGGCCCCGGATATTCTTGACCCCGGCAACACACAAATCACGCTGGGCGCTACCCAGCAAACCTACACGGGGGCGCAGATAGATGCCAAGCGTGAAACGGATAAACGCATCGAAAGCACACGGCAGGAGATTTCTGAGCGGGTGGACGAATCTTCAAGCCAAGTGATTCAGGCCACACACCAGCAGATTACCGATCTGCAGCAGAATGTCAACTCCATCATCCTGTCCGCTCTGGAAAACTATGTAGAAACCGGGGATTTTGACAGCTACAAAGAGGAGGTCAGCACAAAGCTGTCTGTGTTGACTGACCAGCTGAGCATTGACATCACTAAGGTAACCGAGCGCATTGACAAGGTGGACGGCGATCTGCAAAGCAAGTACAGCGAGATCACAAAGGCTTTCCGGTTTACGTCTGACGGCCTAATCATTGGCGAAACGGGCAATGAAATCCTGCTGCGGCTGGATAATGATGTGTTGCAGTTTGTCCGCAACAACACACCGGAGTTGCAGATCACCGCAGAGGGCGTGGAAGCAATGCGTATCAAGGTATCTATCCTCTGCATCGGAAACGTGGTTTGGACGGAGGACGAAAACGGCGATGTAATTGCCAGTTGACAGGAGTTGAGAACATGGCGTCCATTTACAGCAGCACAAACAAAGGCTGGCGCTTGCGTCTGGATTGGTCAATCACAGGCCAGTCTATCGCAGACAACAAAAGTACATTAAGTCTTGATTTGTGGGTATATGACGGAACCGGATATTCCCAAAACGAGAGCAGCGGCGAAGCGTATTATATACTTCAGGGCGAAAAACGATGGAATCCGTATAATTACAGTTCCACCGGATGGTACAAACTGGGCAGCAAGACTATTACAGTCAGCCATAATGCAGACGGCACGAAAAGTATTGCGCTGACAGCAGAATGGGACTGTGGCTTTGACAGCTCCTACACACCACGCCATTTGTCCTTGTCGGAAACGGTGACGCTGACTACCATCCCAAGAGCGTCCACGGCCACCACAAGCGGCTCCACGCTGGGGGAGACCTTGACCATCACCATCAAGCGGGCCAGCAGCAGCTTTAAGCACAAACTCTATTACACATGCGGCAGCGTCAAGGATCAACTGATTGCAGAGAATGTAAGCACATCGTACAGTTGGAATGCGCCGCCTGTGTCTCTGGCACAGCAAGCACCAAACGCAGAGACTGTGGCGCTCACACTCACGGTCAAGACGTACAACGGCAGCGCCTATGTTGGGGCGTGGTCAACGGCTGTTAAGCTTGCTGTGCCGTCAACCGTGGTTCCGGCCCTGTCTGTTGCAATCAGCGATCCAACAGGAGTGTCCGACACCTATGGTGGATATGTTCAGCTGCGCAGCAAGGTCAAGGTAGATATCACCGCATCCGGGGTGCAGGGCAGTTCCATCAAGTCTTACAGTATCAAGGTGGGCAGCATTTACGCTGCGACATCGGCCAGTGGTACAACGGATTATCTGCCCGGTTCTGGCGAACTGACTGTTTCCTGTGCTGTCACAGATAGCCGGGGGCGCACGACTACAAAGACACAAAGTATCACTGTCCTTGCTTACAGCAAACCAGCAATTACTGCTATTTCTGCCGCCCGTTGCAATGCCGATGGCACAGCAAACCGGGCTGGAACTTATGGCAAGGTGACTTTCTCCGGGGCCATTACTTCTCTTTCTGCCAAAAACACCGCAGCATATGCGGTACAGTATAGGGAAGTCGGCGCTGAAGATTGGACTACGGCAGGCCGACCGGCGGCGGGAAACTACGATCCTGCTGATATTTCTGCCGTGTTTGCCGCAGACAAAAGCAAACGCTACGAAGTTCGGGTTGTGGCAACCGATGCCTTTGAAAGCATTGGCTCCACGTTGCGTGACCTCCCGGCAGCGTATGCTCTATACCATCTGGCAAAGCATCTGCTATCTGTGGGGCTGGGCCGTCTCTGTGACAAGGCAAACGCAATTCAAGTGGGGCTGGATGTTTATTTTGATAGGGATGTACAAATAGACGGCACACTGGCGGTAGGAGGGACGACGCTGCTGGATTATGCACATCCGGTGGGGAGTGTATATATCTCCACTGCGGCCACCGACCCTGTCGATCTTTTTGGAGGCGGGACGTGGGAACGCATAAAGGATGTATTCCTGTTGGCTGCGGGTGATACATACGCAGCTGGGGCCAGCGGCGGAGAAGCAGCGCATACACTGACCGCAAATGAGATGCCGAGCCATACGCACAATCCGGCCAATCAGCCGGGGTATTACGGCTTTATCACCAACAGCCAGAAGGCGTTCACCGTGGGTGATATGGGCGTTCAGAGCGGCAGCGGGCGGTACTATCCCTACGCATCGGCGGCATTTGACATCAGCCGAAACACGGCAACCGGTGCGACCGGCGGAGGGAAGGCTCATAACAATATGCCGCCATATCTGGCGGTGTATGCTTGGCGGCGAACAGCCTAATCGTCTCGCTGCAGGTCAATGGAAAATGGGGGTGTATGGAGGTGATACCACCTTATAACATAGCCCCAGAGGAGAAAGGAAATTACTGAATGGAAACAATCGTCGTAGCTCTCATCACCGGCGGCCTGTCGCTGCTGGGGGTAATCATCACCAGCAACAAGACCACCCGTGATGTGCAGGCCAAGCTGGACACGCAGCAGGCCGTCACCGACACCAAGCTGGATGAGCTGACCCGTGAGGTACGGGAGCACAATAACTTCGCCCGCCGGGTCCCGGTGATGGAGGAGCAGATCAAGGTAATCAACCACCGGCTGGCCGATCTGGAGCAGACGGCCAACCACTGAGCATCGCAAATCTAAAGTATGAGGAGGGATACCCATGTATCGAGGTACAACGCCCACGCTGACATTCCGCCTGCCCATCGACACGGGGAGCATCACGGTGCTGTCCGTTGCCGTGGCCCAGGCCGGACAGGTTAAAATCGAAAAAGCATTGTCGGATGTACAGCTGGACGGGAATGTTGTCTCATGCACACTGACGGAGGCCGAGACCCTGTCGCTTACTGCCGGGAGAGGCATTGACGCAAAGATACAGCTCCGGGTGGGCGTAGGCGGTCAGCGCATGGCATCCCAGGTATTTACGGTGCCGGTGGAGCGTATCTTGCGGGATGGTGCGCTATGATCGAGTTTGCGGTAACTTTTTCTCCCGGCGCTGATCTGGATGTCAACATGGGACAGGTGATGGAGGTGCTTGCTACCGAGGAGCGGACGGTGGAGCTGTCTATGCCCTCCGGCAATCAGGTCATCCTGCCCACCAGCAGCAAAGGTATGCGTAAGGTGACGATTCAAAAACCGGAAACCCTACTGTCCGAGAACATCAAGAAGGATGTGGTGATCGGCGGCGTGACCGGAACTCTGGAGGGTGGCGGCAGCTTCAAGGCAGTGATAGAACGCACGGCTGTCAGCCCTACACTTCCGGGTGATTTGACGACCATTGGTTACAGTGCGTTTAGCGGTTGTCCCAACCTTGCATTAACCAGCCTGCCGTCTGGGGTAACAAGCATCAGTGACTATGCGTTTAATAATTGCCCCAACCTTGCATTAACCAGCTTGCCGTCTGGCATGACAAATATCGGTAGCTATGCGTTTCAAAGCTGCCCCAAACTTGCACTAACTAGTCTGCCGTCTGGAATAACACGCATCGGTTACTATGCGTTCAATGGTTGCCGCAACCTGGCAATAACTAGGCTGCCACCTGGGATAACGAACATTGGTTTCGGTGTGTTTGCTAATTGCACCGGGCTAACAAGTATTACATTCGAGGGAAACCCAAAGACCATCCACTCTTCTGCATTTAACGGGTGCTCCAACCTAACCACCATT